CGTCGCGCTCGACCAGGCCAGATTGAAGTTGCCGTCGCTGCCGATGTAGGCCTGCGGGATCGGGCCGATGATCTTCTCGCCAGTCGTGGCCGGGATGCTGATCGAAAGATCCGACGGCGTGACCATGCCGACGCCATCCTGATAAAGCGCGCCAGACTGCAGCGCGATCGTGAGCGTAACCGGGCTTGCGGCCGCATTCTTGACGTGCACATAGGTGCGCTCGTTCAAGCTCGCGGCCACCTTGTCGCCGCCCGTGGTGGCGGTGTTATAGGTCGGCGTGACGCCTGCCAAGGTCGCGCTTTGCGGTGTTACGGTTGCCATTGTCGATCGCTCCTTTTGCTACCTGATTTTGCGCACGCCGGGCATGGCTTCGAGCATGGCCGCGATGCGTGCGTGTTTCTGTTCGGGTGTTTCCTGCGGCGCTTGCGGCGCTTCGGGATATCGGGCCGAGAGCCAGGCGGTGAGCTCGTAAAAGGTCGAGCCCCAAAACTCGCTCGGCGTCCAGCCTAGTCTGCTAGCCGCTCCAAAAAGGTCTGACCAGGGGATGAAGCGGCCCTCTGAGGGTCCACATCACCGCCCTCGTGCGCGGTTTTGAGCCGTTTCTGGAAGCGCTCGTCGCCGATAAACAAATTAAGGATGAGCTTGGCGACGGGCTGCATCGCGCGCATCGGCCCGATGGCGAGAATGTGATCCTCAATTTCATGACGCGGCACGTTCTCGCCGTCGAGGATGGCGACATACACTTCGGCGAGCCGGGCGACGGGCAGCGTCGCGATATCGCGCTGGCCGTCATTGATGGCGCGCAGGATGGCCATCAGCGGGCCCGCGCGCTCCTCGATGCGCACCATCAAGTCGAAGGTGCGCCGGATGTGATAGATACGGCCGCCGAGCTCGATCGGCTCGGCGTGCGCGCCATGGCGTTCGGGAAGCGTCATGCTATGCCGCCGGCGTCAGGGTCACGGACTGGTCGATTTGCAGGTCGCACTTGAATTCGACGAGGCCGTCAACCTTGCCGGGCATGACTTTCGTCGAAAGCACTTGCGCCAGGAAGAGATAGGTCGAACCGTTCGCGCCCTTCGTGTCGGGAAGCTGCACAGAAAAGAACCAGCTTGCTTCGCTGTTCGCTGCCTGCCAGAGGAGCTTCTGGCCGATATCGTCGCCGCGGAACTGGCCGGCGAGCGAGATCTTGCCGCCGTCCTTCAGGCCCTTCAGGTAACGGCGCCAATGCTGCGAAAGGTCGGTCACGTCGAGCGCCTTACGCTCGTTTCCGAATTCCGGGATATCAGAAAGGCCGCCGATCGGCACCGTCGGGCTCGCGCCAGGCGCGGCCCCGATGAGCATGATAATTCCGGCATTCTTTACAGGCGTTCCAGCCATGGCTAAGGCCTCCTAATTGGCGACGAGCAAGCGGACAGTGACGGCGCCCTGATGGGTGAGCCCGTCGGCATCGAGACGGCTTTCGGCCGCATCGATCTGGCAAAGCACGGCGTTGCCCGCGCTTAGCGTCAGTTTTTGGTTATGGAGCGCGGCATAGATTTGCGCGTTGATGCCGAGCACCTCGGCCTGGCCGCGGTAACTGCTCCACACTGTGAGATACACGCGGTGCTCGGCGAGCTCGCCCGAAAGCGGCGTTCCGCCCGCGCCGGGCACGATCGGGAGCGCCTGCTGCGAGGACAAATCGACAAATGGAAAAGGCGCATCCTGCGGCGCGATGTCATAAACGGCTATCGGCGCAAGCGCCGCCGTCAAGACGTCGAAAATCGCCTTATGTACTTCCAGCTCATGCAGTGCCATGGTCAATCCTTCAGTGCATCGGCCATTGCTTGCGTGATCATCGTCTTGACCTTGCCGCGCGCCGCGTCGACGCCAGGCCGGAAGAACGGATGCGCGGGCCTTGCAGGCACCGTGCGCGCCACCTTCTTCGTGCGCACCTTGCCGCCTTTGCTCGTATAGGTTCGCGTCTGGCCGCGGGTGTAGCCCTTCGTGCCATACTCGACGAAAATCAGGTAATGCGCATTCTTCCGAAGATCGGGCGTGATGAGGCCGAAACGCCAGCCGCCAGCCTTGCGCAGCTTGCCGAGCGCTTCAGGGCTCGCCAGCCAGGCTTTCGCGTTGCCGGTGCGCACGGGCACGCGGGCGACGACTTCGGCCTGTACGAGCTTCGCTGCCTGCTCTGCGGCCGTTTCGACGGCGAGGAGCGCGCGGCCCTTCGCATCGTCGAAGCGGCCGGCATGCCTGCGCACGATCTTGCTCATTGCGTGACGCCGACTTCGGCGATGATGGTCATGGTCAGCTCGCGCGGCGAGCCGCGGCGGATATTGCGGATGTTGAGGATCTGCGTGACGGTTTTCTGCTGCCACTTAATGCGCATGCTTTCGGTGATGTCCTCGCGCCGCCAGAGCTTGATCGCATAGGTGCTCGTCGCGCGCAGGGCGCCCTCGGCCTCGCGCTCGCCGCCTGCGCCGATTACGGGCTGGATGCTCGCGAAGGTGCGATTGCCGACTTGCGACCAGGTCAGCACCGTGCCGCCATAGCCGTCGGGCGTGCTGCTCGGCGCTTCGAAAATGATCGGGCTGTCATAATCGCCTGCGGCCATGGTCAGAATCCCGGAATGCGATGTTGCGAAAGAAGCGCGTCGAGCGCGAAGCCGAAGCCGCCCTTCATGTCGGCGCCGCCCTCGCGGTTTTGGTAATACATGCCGACGAGGAGCTTCGCCGCCTGCTTGATGCCGGCCGGAAGCGTGGTTTCGTCCGCGCCATAGCCCGCCACGAAAGTGATGCGCACCGCGTCTTGCTCGACCGCGAGATCGGTCGGCCACGCCTGGCCCTGCGGCAGCGTGATGCGGCCCTGTAGCGTCGCCGTGTCGACGGTATAAGTCGACGGGTCCATGGTCTGCAGCGTGCGCGTGGAGTCGAGATATTTGATCGAGGTCACGCTTTGCAGAGGCGGCATCGGCAGCACGATCGACGCGGCCACGCTATAGGATGGCGAGAGCCCGTTCGGGTAAATTGGTGCGGCGTTTGCGTAGCAGGGAAACTCATCGATCCGCCACTCGAAGGTCTGCGTGAGGAGCGCGCGGCCCAGATATCCAGCGCGGCCGTTGAAGCCTTCCAGATATTCGGTCGCAAGCGCGATATAGCCGGTGATCAGATCGTCCTCATCGCTGAACGGAATGCGAAGCTGCGCCTTCGCCTCGGCGAGGGTGAGGATCGAGCCCGTCGGTGCGACTGTGCGAGCGAGATACATGGCAAGGCCTCAAATTTGCGCGGCCCGGCGGGGATGAACCGGGCCGCTTACGCGAACAAACTAATTTGCGACGGCGTAAAGCGAATTTACGGGCTGCAGCGCCGCCTCGCCGAGGATGGCGAAAGCCGCTGTGAGCGTGCCTGTGCCGTGCGTGCCGTTAAAGTTCGCGATCAGCTTGATGTAGCGCTGGCCGCCGGTATAGGAGAGGACATCGAGCGAGGCCGCAGCGTGCGCCGCCGAGAACTTGCGAACGACGCCGCCCGTCAGCGAGGTGTCGCTAAACCCGACGACTTTCGTGATGTCGACATCGGTGAAGGTCGAGTTATCGGGCGAGTCCTGCAGCTCGAACGTGATGTTATTCGTCGCGTCGAAGGTGATGCCGCCGACTCCGGTATAGATCGCGAGCAGGCATCCTTTATATCCCTGCAGGTCGATCACGGTGCCGTTAGCGGTTGCGGTGCGCGTAAGCGGCGCAAGAATGGTCGAGGCCTTCAGCCTCGCGAACAGGTCTTTCATATTCATGGCGATTCCTCGCGAAAGAGCGATTGAAAAGGGAAGGCCAGCCGGAGCGCGGCAAAGGGGGGAAACTCCGGCTGGCAGGCCAGGCGCGGGTAAGGCGCGCCAGGTTCTAGGAGGCCGCGGTCTTCAGGAGCTTGATCGCCTCGAAGTTCTGAATGCCGCCACCGACGCGGCGCGTATTATAGAACAGGATGTAAGGCTTCGAGCTGTACGGATCGCGAAGCAGGCGCATGCCGACGCGATCGGCGATGAGATAGGCACGCTTCCATGCCGCGAAGGCGATGGAATAGCTGTTCGCCGCGACGGTTGGCATGTTTTCGTCGACCTCGACCGGCTTGCCGAGTAGGCGGGCGGGCTGATCGGCCGTGCCCATGGGCTGCGCGAGCAAGTATTGGCCATAAGTATCCTTGAACTTGCGCACGAGCGCCAGCGTGGAGTCGCTCATGAGCCAGGCGACGCTCGGATCGTTGCGATAGCCGGGCCGAAGCGCGTGATAGAGGTCGAGGAGCGCATCCTCGCCGTTATGCGTCGAGTCGGTGAGCGCCGCCGCAACGCCGGTCGGCATATACCCGACTTGCGCGAAGGTGCTCGGCGTCGTCGTGTCAAGCGTCGGATAGTTCAAATTCGCAGTGATCGTGTAAGAGAGGAAGCCGCGCGGTTTCGTGACGCCCGTGCCGTTGACGAAGGCGTCGCCCTCGCTTTCGGTCGCAATGATGGCCACTTCCTCGGAGAGCCAGGCCTCGACGTTGAAGTCGGCGTCGTCGAACATGGTCTGCGAGGCCGCAGGCATGGCATAATATTCGAAGGCCGGGAATTCCATCATCACGAGTTTCGGCGTGACGGTTTCAGAACGGGAGTCCTTTTCCGCCACCCAGCCGCCGGTCGCGCCGCCGACGTTGAACGGCTTTTTGTAAACCGCCGTCGTCATGCCGCGCACGGTAGCCAGGCCGCGCACCGCGCAGACGGTTTGCAGCACGCGCTCGATCTGCTTCTCGATCTCGAAGGGCACAAGGAAGCCGCCGCTCGGATCGTCCGAGGTGATGGCCTTCGCCTGGAATGCGGGCCGGATCGCGGCCTGCATGGCGTCGTCGTTCGCCTTGCCGCGGATCCAGTTGCGCATCATCGCGCGATAGGCCTGGTATTCCGGCAGCGCGCGGCGCTCATCGGCTTCGGTGTCGCCGCCGCCATTGCGAAGCAAGAGCGCGTTGCGCACAGTGCGAAGCTCGCGATTCATCTCGGCGAAGTCACGATCCTGCGCGTCGAGGCGCGCCTGCAGCACGGGGTCGACGGCGCCACGGGCGCGCTCGCGCTGCGTTTCGGTGGCTTCGTTGTCCTGGCGCGCCGCATAGGTGTTGCGCTCAAGCGCATCGACCGCCCGCGCTGCCCGCTCGCGCAGGCTCGCGTCGCTGTCGTTAAAACCACGCTCGGCACGGATCGCGGCGCGGTGGGCGACGCGTTCCTCGATCATTTCAGCAGTTGGCCGTGTTTCGGGCATGGCCGATTCCTTTCGATTTATCGGCCAGC